TGAGGTTGGCCTCGTCATGAAGGTGGTACGCATGACGAGGCCAACCTCATGGCGCTCTGTTCTTCGTGCCACTCGAAGGTTACCGGCCATGCCAACCCATGGGGGCGTCAAAATCTCTAGAACCTTTTCTCGCGGGCAACGCGCCGGCCTCTCGTGTGCGATTTCGCGGAAGTTTTGGGGGTAATAGCCATGCCCCGTCTAGAACAGGAGGAACCCGGTATGGGAAAACGCGGTCCTGCGCCCGGAATGGGCGGTAGACCATCGAAGCCGCTGGCTGAAAAACTGCTTGACGGGAATCCCGGAAAACGCAGCTTGACAGTCATTGAGTTCAAAGACGCTGCGGAGCTGGAAGGGCGGGAAATGCCGCCTCCGCGCGCGATGTTATCAGCGCAACAGAAGGACGGCAAACCGTTTGCCGCAAAGGAGATTTATGAAGCGTCATGGCTCTGGCTGAAAGAGCGCGGCTGCTCAGCTATTGTGTCGCCGCAGTTGCTGGAGCGATACGCGATGAGTTCCGCGCGCTGGATTCAATGCGAAACAGCAATCTCCGACTACGGCCTTCTTGCCAAGCATCCGACGACCGGCAATGCAATCCAGTCACCGTATGTGGCGATGGCCCACAACTATATGAACCAGACGAATCGGCTCTGGGGCGAAATCATCCAACTGGTAAAAGAGAATTGTGCTGGGGACTACTCCGGCAGGAATCCGCAAGACGATGTCATGGAACGACTTTTGACCGCCCGCAGAGGCGGTTAATTTATTGGAGGACTGCATGAACAACATGAAATACCAGACAGCCGAAAGCGTAACCGAGGGACACCCCGATAAGCTGTGTGACCTGATTGCGGATTCGATTCTTGACGCGTGCCTTCGGCGCGACCCTGACTCGCGCGTGGCGTGCGAGGTGATGGCTGCGCATGATCGGATCATCGTGGCCGGCGAGATCACTTGCCGAAAGCCGGTGCCGATCAAGCAGATCGTAGGTGCGACGCTGCACAGTGTTGGATACGACCCGTCTGCATTTGAAGTGGATGTGTATATCACAGCGCAGAGTCCCGACATAGCGTATGGGATCTCCGCAGAGAACGGTGCCGGTGATCAGGGCACGATGTACGGGTACGCCTGCAGCGAAACGGATGAACTGCTGCCGCTGCCGGTCGTGCTTGCGAACCGGCTGGCAAAGCGGCTCATGCTCGCGCGCAAGGGGTACGAGATCGAAGGCTTGCTCCCTGACGGAAAAACACAGGTGACGGTTCGATATGAAAACGACGAGCCGCAGTGTATTTCTGCAATCGTTATTTCCGCTCAGCATGATGAGGATAAGCCTCTGCGCCAGCTCCGGGATGAGCTGTTTGAGCGCGTCGTGCTGCCAACATTCAATGAGCAGCTTATCACAAAGGAAACCAAGTTCTACATCAATCCGTCCGGCCGGTTTGTGCTGGGCGGCCCCGCTGCCGATACGGGTTTGACCGGACGTAAGCGGATGGTCGACACCTACGGCGGGCTTGCTTCGCATGGCGGCGGCGCGCTCTGCGGGAAGGATGCGACCAAGGTGGACCGCTCCGGCGCGTATATGGCAAGGTACATCGCCAAGCAGTTCGTCGCCGCGGGCATCTGTGAACGCTGCGAGGTCGCCATTTCGTATGCCATTGGCAAGGCGCTGCCTGTCGCGTTCGACGTTTGCAGCTTCGGCACGTTCGGCACAGACGATACCGTGCTTGCGCAGGCGGCGAGAAAGGTCTTCGACCTACGCCCGGAAATGATCATCGAGACCTTGCAGCTCCGGGAGCCCATTTTTGAGGACACAGCCGTGTATGGTCACTTCGGCAAGCCGTGGCTGCCGTGGGAACGAATCGACAGAATAGATGCACTTCGAGAGGCGGTGAACGACCTTGTCAGCGAGCAACAAAACTACTGAAATGCAGCAGGTCGCCATTGACCGTCTTGTGCCGTATGCAAACAATGCCCGAACGCACAGTCCCGCACAGATTCTGAAGCTGCGCTCCAGCCTGCGCGAGTTCGGGTTCGTGAATCCTGTTCTGATCGACCGCGACTATAACATCATTGCCGGCCATGGTCGCGTCATGGCAGCTCGAGAAGAAGGCATGGCTGAAGTGCCTTGCGTGTTCATCGACTACATGACGGAGTCGCAGAAGAAAGCATACATCCTTGCGGACAACCGGTTAGCGATGGATGCCGGCTGGGACACAGAACTGTTGGCGCTCGAAATCGGTGGACTACAAGCTGCAGAATTCGACATCGACCTGCTGGGCTTCACTCCGGCCGAACTGAACACGCTGCTCTCCTCGGCCGACGACGTCAAGGAAGATGATTTCGATGTGGATGCCGAGCTGAAGGAACCGCCCATCACGCGCGCGGGTGACCTGTGGCTGCTCGGGCGGCACCGGCTTGTCTGCGGCGACAGCACCCGGAAAGAAACATTCGACCTGCTCATGGACGGACGCAAGGCGAACCTTGTTGTAACCGACCCGCCGTACAACGTGAACTACGAGGGATCGGCCGGGAAGATCAAAAACGATAACATGGCGGACAGCGCGTTCTACGAGTTCCTGCTCTCCGCTTTCCAATGCACGGAGGCTGTCATGGCGCAGGACGCTTCCATCTATGTATTTCATGCGGATACGGAGGGACTGAACTTTCGCAGGGCATTTGCCGACGCCGGGTTCTATCTGTCCGGCACATGTATCTGGAAGAAGCAGTCGCTGGTGCTGGGGCGCTCCCCATATCAGTGGCAGCACGAGCCTGTGCTGTTTGGATGGAAAAAGGCCGGGAAACATGAGTGGTATTCCGACCGCAAGCAATCCACGATCTGGGAGTTTGACAAGCCCAAGAAAAACGGCGATCACCCGACCATGAAGCCGGTTGCGCTCTGCGCGTATCCGATTGTGAATTCCAGTATGAGCGGATGCGTTGTGCTCGATCCGTTTGGCGGCTCCGGCAGTACGCTCATCGCCTGCGACCAGACCGAGCGCGAATGCTACACGATTGAATTGGATGAGAAGTATTGCGATGTGATCGTGAAACGGTATATCGAACAGGCAGGCACTGATGCTGGCGTGTTCTTGTGCCGTGATGGCGATACCTGCCCATATTCGGAAATCTCAACAGCTTCCTAAAAATGACTTGCTATTCACAGCCTTTAGAGTGATATATGTGACTACCAAAACGAAAGGAAGGTATTCACATGCAAATCAAGTACAACGTTACAGGCCCGCAGCGCAAAGCGCTCATCGCAGCTATGCGCACGATACTAAACGACATCCCTCACTATGAAGGCGCACCAACATTCAACTACACACTTGGCGCTTATACGATCGACAAGAACGGTACGGTGAGCTGCCCGCACAGCCATGAATCGGCGGAGGTGCAGAACTTGATTTCAGAACTGGAACACGACGGATTCACCGGCGAGGTGATCCCCGAATTTGAGGACTTACAAATGACCATGGAAGAAGAACTGGGGCTCGGCCGGCAGCACCGTGACGACGAACAGGGTGAAAACGGAATGCAAGCAAGCGACGTGCCCGAACCGGATACGACCCGCCTGAGCATTGGCCTTCCCTGCAGCGACCTTGGTGAATCCGGGCTGGAGAACCTGAAGCAGATCGTCGCCTCCAAAGCTGGGCTGCTTAAGAAAGCACTCGGAACTGATGAGCTTCCCATCGAGGTGGACGGAAACAAGATCTACTTCGACTGGTTTCCGGCTCCATCATCTGAGGCCGAACTGGACGCATACTCGAAGCTCCTTGTCGCCCTGATGAATATGGCCAAAACGCAAAAGCGGGTCACAGCAATGGAACGCAATCCTGAAAACGAGAAGTACGCATTCCGCTGCTTCCTCCTCCGGCTTGGATTCATCGGCGATGAGTACAAAGCGGCCCGAAAGCTGCTTCTCCGGAACCTCTCCGGCAACGGCGCATTCAAAGCTGCTCCCGCAGCCGAGGAGGCCGAATGAACCGGATCAGTTCCGAGCAGCTTGCGCGTCTGAGAACAACATACGCGCCTGGCATCCGTGTGGAGCTTGTCCGAATGGATGACCCCTACACCACGCTACGGCCGGGCGACAAAGGCACGGTTGACGCTGTTGACGATGCAGGAACCATCCATGTGAATTGGGACAACGGCAGCACGCTCGGCGTCGCATTTGGCGAAGATTCCTGCCGAAAACTACCTCCAGAAAAAGATCAAAAAAGTGTGAAATAGTGCCTATTTATCTGAAGAAATGACTTGCTATTATCTCCGTTTAGAGTGATATATACACTACCAAAACGAAACGGAGGAAACACACAATGCTGAGCACCAGATTCGGGGTCGAG